TTGGGCGAATTGATTAAATCTCCTGCTTGATTATCAGTTAATAATTGTGCGTCGCCTGTTGGGTCGGTTGTAGGTGCCGCCCATGTGATGGGTTGCGGTGATGGTATTTGTGGCAGTAATTCAATGGATACTTGACCGGCATAATTCCCATCGACTAATAAATCGTATGTAATGCTAGTTGCTGTTGCCGTTGCAAATGTTAGTGTTGTGACTGACGGAAGATAGGACGGTGCATAAATAGAAAGTGCGTAAGCCTTAGCACTGGATGCAATCGCGTAGCAGTCATATTGATTAAAACACCATAGATAACCTATGGGTGCTTCATTTTGTGGCAATGGGCTATTTTGCGTTGAATATAAATCACCTGTCGCACTGTCTAGATACCATCCTAGTGCAAGGATAATGCCTGTCGTAGCGAGTCCTGCAATGTTGTTTTTAACGAATGATTTAACATTTAAACCATATGAACCCTTAGTATAATTTACTGCCCTATCGTAAAACTTAGGTGGTGCAGTACCATTTTGTACGCGGAACGTTTGCATACTGACAACGTTAGAGCCTGATGCACTAACGCTATTGGATTTAATTGATTGAACTAATACACCGTTTTTGCCGTAGCCGTTAGCTGTTGGCGCAGTCTGTGCTAGGACACTGTTAGATACCAGTATCAGTCCGAGAAAAGTATAAAGCCTGATAAAACGCATGCGCATAAAATAATCCAACCGTCCATAAGTTAAACCTCTGTGAGTAAAAAATACGGTTTTGGACAGACCGTAAACTGTGCACGATTGAGTAAGAAAGCTCTGCAAACTTCCATAGTGAAAACGCTATTAACCGAAAATAGCGGCTTTACCCCACTTGAACGCAACTGCCAAAGCAGCCGCACCAAGCAAGATTCCGCCGATAGTTGTCACAGCGTCCGAGATATCGCCAAGACTGGCGGTTACTGCGGTCAAATCCATTGTGATTCACCTATTGAGAATGAAGCGTAAGAGGAAGCGGAAACCCCATGCAGTAGCCATACAAAGAAGTATGCTACCCCCAACCGTTAAGCCCTCTTCCGCAGAGAGAGCCGGTAAAAATCCGAACTGTTCAGACCACTGTGTACAGGTGTTATTGACAATTTCTGTACATGCGTACATGGTTTAAGCCTTTAGCAGTTTAGGTGACAAACCTAAATTGCCGTATTTGTCCACGTAGTAAGAGTCAGGTGCTAACGTGTACATGCCGAGAGCATATGCTGACTCACCTTTGTCAATCGTAAGCGTGCACTCAACTGGGTACGATTTGCCGGCAACGTGAGCGTAAGCTTGTTGTGTATGAAATGAATACTCTTTGCCTGAACGTTTACTGACACCTTGAACAAGTTTTAACTCTTGACTTTTAACTTCTAACTTAAGCATATAAATGCGCCTTTTTGACAATATGTGGTGAGCCGTTAATTAATACATAGGCATAGTCCGACTCGAAAAACTCGCCAGTATCTTTATTGAAATATCCGCCTTTAATTTTGCGTATATCAAAACTATTTGGTGCAACAGATTCATTAGGATTAAATTTAGAGCGGATTGATAATGGTGAACGCCAAAATCGATACTCACGTTTAGAAATTTCTGATAATCCACCGAAGCCACTAATGCGTGCACCTCTTGGGAATGTGTCACCCTCAGAACCTTTTGATGCGTACTTGGCTAAATAGCCGACTGCATTTTTTACCCATTCAATGCGTGATTGACCTTTGGTCCACCAGCCCCTTTTGTCGGGCTTTGGTAGTGTAACCCCTTTAGGTAACCACATAATAATATGGTAATGAATGACACCGCGTTTTTGTAATTCAGCTACCCATGTATATTTAAAGCTTGCATACTTGAATCTGCGAGCTAGGTATTTTCTGCAATTCATGATTAAGTTTGAGATATCTCTACGACACCATGAAGCGTTAGGTGCATAGGTCAGGGTAATCATTGCAGGTTTGTATCTGAAGCCTGAATTAGTAGTTTCTTGTTGATGCAGTCTAGCTGTGGTTTTAACCGAATGTCCGACTTTACGAATTCTGTTAAGTGCAGTGTCAACAAGATGAGAACAAGGCTTGAGTAGCTCAGCCTTTGACAACGTCCCACTTGTTGAATTAAAGACAAGCCCAAGAGCAAGAGCCGAATTGCTCATAATTTCACCATTATGGATACGATGATAAGGACGCATGAAATGACATTGAGAGCCATTGCAATGAACAACAAATTTTTTGTTTTTTGTAAATCGCTCATAAATTCACCATATGAGCAATGATGAATACAACGAAGATACCAACCCAAAAAAAGAAACTGGAAAGCGGATTGCGGTATGCTGACGACATTGTAAGACCCCATCTAACAGATTATGGAGTAATCTTAAATCAGTTTATATTGATTAGTCAATGGGTATCTAACTGTGTAATAACTTACCCACATATACACAATCGCCCCTTAGACGTAGCTAGGGGCTTTCATGTGCATATGATGGATAAGATTATTTTAATGTTGAACCGACAACACCGCGACCAGTACCGCCGACTTCTGTAACGTGCGTTGTAGAACCAGAAAGAACGCGGTTAATAGGTGAATTAGTTTGTTGTTGTTGTGGTGAATCGCTTTGTTGATATTCATGAGCAATATTTATAGGCATAGCAAGATTGCCCTCTGCCATGTTTCTGCATGTACTTTCTGCAAGGTCAACCAACATACCGTCAGTATCCCAACAACGACAATGCGTACCTGAAACGCAGCCTGATAATGATTTTGTGTATGGCTTAACTTGTTCTAATTCAGTCATTAATGGGTTGTTGTAATTAGTGTTGACCACGACCGGCGCGGAGTCCGCGCTCGTTGTCGCGGTCTTATTGTTTTTGACTGTTGAACCGAGTGAACTGTTAGAAAAAAAGAAAATGGCTAAGCCGAATAATAATAATGCTGAAATAATTAGGACTATAATTTTTTTTGGCATTTTGAATTTATGTGTGTGAACGGTTGCCGATTTATAGTAGGTGAATAATTTTGTGGGATACGTCCATCGCTGAGAATCAGCGTTTTTGCGTTCGTGGTAACCGTTTGGGTTATCGCAAACACCATCCCATGAAAACAATGTACAGCCTTTTAAGCCTAAAGCGCGGTAGCAGTGAATGTGCTTACCGACCAGTTTGCGTATATGGTGATGGACAAAGGTAGGGGCTTGCGTGATAAATATTAAATCATGACCAGTGTGTCTATGTGTTTCTAGTGCGCGCAGTCGTGGGTCTTCAGAAACTCCTGCCTTGCCAGTACTAGGGAATATTTTTTGACATTCATCGTAAATAACAACTGAACCCTCAGGCGTAGTAGTCCAATCATCAGGGCTTTTGAGTACGCCCTCAATATTTAAACCCTCAATATCAGCGTAGACGGTTCTGCCATCTTTTTGAAAATCTAAAATCATTTGAATAGTGCGTAATGATTTCCCCGAACCCGGAACACCTGTTATTAAATAAATCATGTTGCGCTACTCGATGTTATGCCCCATGTTTTAGCGAGCTGTTGAATTGTGACGCGAGTTAAAAATGCAGAGCCAATTATTGAAAGAAATGAACCAAAGCCTAGCATTAAAAATAAGTTACCAACATCGCCACCCACGCCTGAAACTTGGGATGTAATCGCGCTGAGTAAATCGTTGACGTAGCCAGTTAAAAAGGCGTGTGAGATTATGGCAATACCAACGCCTGTAAACATCTTTGCAAATTGTGAACCTATAATCCAAGGCATTATTAGAGCTAGTAGTTTGCCCATTAGCGTTTTACTCCCATGACAATATAAATAGATGATAGATATGCAAATAGCAGAACAAATATTTTTGCAATGTTTGCTAAATCACAAACTGGTTGATAGCTATACTCTAATGATGTGCCGAGTACTGTATATGATTTAGGTGATGGGCATTGACCTGTGCCTAATCCTGAATTGTAGTTAACGGCTTCCGGATTTACAGTGGTGATGTTGTCCTGTAACTTCCAATCTGAATTAACCGGTTCGTCTACATCGTCGCGAAACCAATCAATAGCCTCGCATACGACTGATGCCCAATCACAAAAATTAGGAAACTCTAAATTCATGGGTTCAGTGTTAGTGTTAGTTTGTGGCGGTGTATCGTATCCAAGCCCGACTTGTTGACCGTATGGATTCGGATTTACTGCGGGTGTAGTACTTGGTGCTTTGCCGAATTCGGGTGCGACTTCGTTATATAAATCTTTCTCAGCGTTCGCAACTTCCATAGTGCGAACAGTATTTTGTGTGTTTGGGTGATTCATCGGTGCGTTTTTTTCGGTAGGCGTAGCATTGGGCGAATTGATTAAATCTCCTGCTTGATTATCAGTTAATAATTGTGCGTCGCCTGTTGGGTCGGTTGTAGGTGCCGCCCATGTGATGGGTTGCGGTGATGGTATTTGTGGCAGTAATT